GTATTCTCTGTCGCATCCTTCAAAGACCATCCAGCTTCCGCGGCCGTTCGGCTTCTTCATTCGACCGGCGATCATGTCTTTGTACTTGTCGCCATCAACCAGCACCAGGTTCATTCCGTATGCCTGGCTTCCTTGCTTGTTGATCTTCGATAGCTTGAAGTGTGACAGCATCGGGTTGTTGGAACCCTTGACCGGCAGCGCCCATTCTGAATTCAGGGCGCAGAAGTCATACGTACTGTCTGCGTCGTATCCGGAGTCGATCAGGCACAATGCCACGATCAGTTGGTCTCCGTCTTCTGTGAAGTACGGCGTATTCATGATCTGCTCGATGTCCTGGAAGGATAGCGCCTGGCCGTGTGCGATGTTCTGGCTCGTGATGTAGCTGCCCCATGCTCGGATGGTCCAGTAGAGTGACGTCTCCTGAACGTCCACTCCTGCAGTCAGAAACTTCGTCCAGCTTGGTGCCGTGAATTCCGGCCGCTCTGTCTGGCGTTCCAGTACGGTGTCGGCCGATGTCTTCAGCTTGGTATCCTCCCATGGTTCTGCGAGCCATGAGTTCGTGAAGTTCTGCAGCTTGTCCGGATCGTCCTTGCTATCAAGGAATTCTTTCACGATTTCTGAAAATCGGACGAACGGACTATAAAGCGTGTTGATCCAGAATCCTACCTTGCGGTTGTACTTTGAATTCTCGCGCACGGTCTTCCACTCTCCGTACCGGAGCATCTGTTCCTTGTCCTGATCCGTGATGTCTCCACCACATTCCTGGCACCGGTAGACCGCCATGTCGGCTCTGTCCTGGTTGCTCAGGTCGTCCCCGGACGGGAACTTCAAATTCTGAAACGTGAGCTCTATCATGGATCCGCAGTGCGGGCACGGTATGAAGTAATGCTTTTCAATGTCCGCATCCATGAGTGCTTTCCAAATATGGCCGGTGGCCAGAGTTGGTGTTGACGTCATGTAGATCTTCCTGTTTCGGAAGGTCTTGGTTCTCTCCATCGCCAGTGAGATTGGATCCGACTCTTTCTTGGATGATCCTGGGTATTTGTCCACCTCATCTAAGAACAGGTACTTGATCGCCTTCGATGCCAGGGACGATGGCGAGTTGGATCCGGCCAGCGACAGGTACATTCCATCAAATTGCAGCTCCAGCTGCGATGATTCGTTTTTGTTGTAAAGCGATTTCAGCGTCCTGGTTGCCATGATCATTGGTTCCAGTCGGTTCTCGCTGATACTCTTGGCCAGGATGTCTGTTGGGTAGACGATCATGGTCGGGGATGGATCCTGTTGGATAACGTATCCGAGCATGTTCTGAAGGGCTTCGGTTCCTCCGACCTGTGTCGGTTTTACGAAGATAATTCTTTCCGTGTCGTAATTGATGAGCTCATCCATGATCTCCTTCAGGTACGGCGTCTTGTCATTTCGCCATGGTCCTGGGAGAGCGGATGTCTTGGAGTCTAGGACTCTGTAGTTTTCTGCCCACTCTGAAACGGTTATGTTCTCAGGCGGGCAGAGCTGCTTGAGTGCGTCTGCCTGGTATTGTGTGACTGGAAATTTACGAATCTGTATTCTTTTCTTCTTTAAGGGTGCCATCTTTCTTCACATCCTCTGGTCCCACTATTCCGGCAATGACAAACGCTCCGAGCAGTCTGTTTACTTCCGCGGCTATCTCCTTTTCGCATCGCCTCAGTTCAGACGGTTCCATCTGTCCTGAAAGCATCCCGGTTACCCTGGCCGGTATGCTCATAGCGAATTTTTTAAATACAACAAAAAATTTAGCGTAGTCGAGTTTTACTTCTTCTACGCTGATGTACTGACCGGCTGCTATCTCGGTCTTCAATCTATGCAGTTCTCCTTGGCTCTCCTTCAGGGCGATGTCGGCCTGCATCTTCTGTTCCCTGAGCTCGATCTCCTTATCGGTACGGTGCTGCTTTCCGTAGGCCTTGTCCGATAGGTATTTGACGTATGCCTGGATCGTAGGCACGAGGTCGTATCTTCGGACGCTCTTTCCATCTTCCAGGATCTTGGTGGTGGATATGATGCCTTCCTGGGTGAGCTGCTGCACGCGGCGGACGGTCACTCCGAAAAGCTGCGCGATGATCTCTGTCCGATAAAAGCTGCCTTTTACTTCTCCATCACTCATCTGAGCGTACCCCCCCCCGCAAAATTTCGGCCATGATTTCGTATTGGTTCATCATAGGCTCACCTCCAACTTCCCGGCTCTTACAGCCTTCTTTCCTGTGAATTCTTCCCATCGGTGGACGATTACGTCGCAGAACTTCTCATCAAGCTCCATCAGAAACGCCCGGCGGCCGATCTGCTCTGCTGCCATGAGTGTGGATCCGCTGCCTCCGAATAAATCGAGGACGTTCCATCCTGGCTTGCTGGAGTTCCGCATCAGTCTTCCGACCAGGTTTACCGGCTTCATTGTTGGATGCACGTCGTTCTTTGTCGGCTTCTTCTCAAAGAGGACGGTCGTCTGGTCTTTGTACTGGGCGATGATCTGATTGATGTATGTGATCAGGTCTTCTTTCTTCATGGATTCCAGGTCGAGTTCATCTTCCAGGAGGATTGTGTCCTGGCTTCGGTCGTCGATGAAGTAATGCGCAGCGCCTTCTTTCCATCCGTAGAGGATTGGTTCGTGGCGCCATTGGTAATCCTGGCGGCCGAGCACGAAGGAGTTCTTTTCCCATATCAGACACTCTGCCAGCTTGAATCCGGCATCTCTGAATGCACGCCTGAACGCCAGGCCTTCGCTGTCTGCGTGGAATATGTACGCTGCGGCTCCTAGTCTCATGTTCTCGAACATGGCCAGGAATGCATTCTGAAGGAAATCCTCAAAGGATCCCTCGTCCATGTTGTCGTTTTTGATGGATCCGTCCTTGTAGTTGACGTTGTACGGCGGATCCGTGATCACGAGGTCTGCTTCCTCGCCGCCCATCAGGGTGTTGACGTCGCCGAGGTCGGTGGAATCTCCACACATGAGCCTGTGGTCTCCCAGGATCCAGATGTCTCCGCGCTGGGTGACCGGTTCCTCGATGGATTCATAGTCTGCGTCGGCATCGAAGTCGTCATCTTCGGCTTCCACGTCCTTGTCGAGTCGGATCACGAGGTCTTCGACCTCTTTGGAACTGAAACCGGTCGCTGTCAGATCGTAATCATTGAGATCGAGGTCGAGCAGCAGGTCTTTCAGCTTGATCTCATCCCATTCTCCTGTGATTTTGTTCAGCGCAATATTGAGCGCCTTCTCATTATTCTTGTCCAGATCGACCACGACGACCTGCGCCTCGGTGTATCCGAGGTCCTTCATAACGTTGTAGCGCTGGTGGCCTCCGATGATGGTTCCGTCCTGGTTTATGATGATCGGATCCACGTATCCGAAGGTTTCAATGCTGCGTTTGATGTTCTGATATTCTGGATCGGCTGGCTGCAGCTGGACTCTTGGGTTGTATTCCGCCGGGCGCAAGCTGGCCAGGTTTCGTGTCTCCATTTTCATTTCTGTTGTCATCCGGTCTGCCTCCAATCTGTTATAAATTCCTTGATGTACCGGGCTAGGCGTAACGAAATGTGAAAAAAAATTAAGGTCATATCCGGGAAAGCATCGGGCCTTCCTCGCCCCGCTGGAAAAAATAAACAAAAGTAGTACCTACGATTTGTGCATTACTGACAAAACAAAAGAGACCAGCTCTTGTGCTGATCTCTTTCGATGTGGTGCTGCTTCTGTTTGTTTAGATTGCAGAATGTTCGCTCTGCGCCTTGGTGCGTCTGTCTCTCTCATCCGCCTGCCTCGATGCTACTACTATACCACATGCAAGTGGTGCATGGTGTCGCATCTTTCATCTGATGCAGGTGTGCTGCTTGCCTTGGTGCCTTGGCCGCCCTGTGCTGTGCGTGCTGCGCGCGTGGCTGCTGGGTGTGTGCGTGAGCCTGGCCTTGCTGTGTGCCCTGCCTCCTGGCCTGCCTGTGCCCCTGTGGCCTGGTGCTGTGGGGCTGTGCTCTGCCCTGCTCCCTGGTGCGTGGGCCTGCTATGCCTGCCCTGTGGGCTGGGCTTGTGCCGTAGCCTTGTGTATAGGCCTCTTATAAGCCCCTGCTATATGGGCCTATTTTGCGGCCTTGTATTTCGGGCCTTATATGGGCCTCTGAAAAAGTGCTTTATTTTCGCCTGTTTTTTCGGCTATGTATTTCCAGGCTTTTTTCGGGCTTTGTTTTCGTCTTAAAATTTCCGGCCATATTTTCCGGACCTCAAAGGCTGGATTTTTTTCTCCGGATTTTTTCGCGTAGATTTTTCCGGAGAAAATTTTCCGGCATTTTTCCTGGCCTGATTTTCGCGGCGGTATCTGGCTTCCTCTTTTTTCTCGATGTAATATTCATACGATTCCCGGTTCTCCGTGACAAGTTCTTTCACGTAGTTAAATTCCAGGAGCTCGTACATGGCGGCCTTGTGGATTCTGTGGCACTGGCTTTTTGACATCGGGATTCCCTCTGCGATCTCTCCCCATTCATGGCCATCGATGTGGCGGAGCTCGCAGATCTCGCGCTCCATAGATTCCTCCGGTAAAAAATTCAGGATCGTTGCCACGCTGACCATGGATTTATCGGCCTTGGCTTTCTGCTCGTAGATCCTGTCTTCAATGTCGGCCAGCTTCATAAGGATTCCGGCTGCGCCTTCGCTGTTGCCTCCACTTCTCGGCAGTGGATCGTATCCCTGCCCTCCGATCGGAGAGTCACGCTCAGCGTTGATCTCAAGAAGCCGGACCTCTAGCTGTTTTTTTCGGCGCTTCGCTCGGACATACTGGCCGAGCATCCATTCTAATACTGATCTATCGTTCTCCAATTCTTCGTTGATTTCCTGCATCGCATTTCTCTCCTTTTCTTTGATTTCCGAGCTTGTTACCGGGGAGATTCCCTGGCTTTTACGCGCTCGATGATTCTTAGCGTCTGCTTTGCCGACAGGTATCCTTGAATCGATCCATCGGCCCATATCTCCAATAAGTTCATGATGCTTCCGTAGCTGCACTGGTGCTCTATGACGGATATTTCCTTCGTTGGTTCCGGCAGCGGGACTATGATCTGATATCCGTCGTATAGGTCGTGCTGCTCATGCTCGATCTTTCTCTCCTGGAGCATCTGCCCCAGGAGAATGATTTCACTGTATTTTTTCGACTTATTCATCGTCGTCGCTCTCGTTTCCGGTGTCGTCGCGGGGCTGCTGGTTGGCTGCATTTGCAAACATCGCCGCCAGGAGTGCGGCAGGATTGATTCCTTGTGCCTGCGGCTGCGCTTCTGTCTTTGGCTTCTGTGCTTCCAGTGTATTGGTGACTGCGAATGTTACGCCCATGGCTACCTGGACTGCCAGGTCTGCGTTGTGCGTCTTGTTAAGCGCTCTCATGTACGCTTCCATGTATATGTCTGTGTATTCGTGAATTCTTGTGACGTCCATCTACTTTCCTCCTTCTTAAACTGCAAATATTGACCAGATCAGCATGATCGCTCCGCCGATCACGATGATTGGAACCATGGCTATCATTGCTAAGACTGTGATCAGCCCGATCGCCGTTGCGATGGCTTCTCCGACCCTGGTTTCGTCGCAGATCTCGACGCTTGGGCACATTCCAGTGCTCCAGTAGCATCTTCCGTCGCATCCGTACTTCTTGGCTCTTTCCTGCTGTTTCTTCAGTTCTCTACTCTGTCTGCTCATTTCCTGCCTCCTTTAGCTTCTGACCGCACCACGGGCAGTATGGATAGATCTCTCTGTCTTTTCTGAACGGATTCACTATGGCGCTCTGACCGCAGTTCGGGCATGCCAGCGTCTGGTCTCCGAAGCCGATCTCTTTGTTCTGCGGCGGCATGGCGATCTCTTTCTTGTCCTCTACTCTGAAGCATTTCAGCTTTCTTCCGATGATGTTGTGATTGAATTCCACGCCTACTCCGTCGTCGTCGCTGTACCAGACTCCGTGCAAGAATGGGATTCCAGCCCATTGTCCGATTTTATCGCACATCACGATTCCGTATGCTTCTTCCTCCGGGCACCACACTGGCTGTCCTGGCATCTGTTTCAATTCTTCGATTGTTAGCTCTTTCATGGCTGCTCCTTCCTGAAAAGCTCAGCCAGGCGCTCCTTGATTCTGTTCCACACGACCGGACCGATGCCCTTGACATCCTGCAGCGCTTTTTCCACGTCCTGAAGCTCCACTCCGGGCACGGATTCTTTTCCGTCCGCGTATCCGTTCTTGTAGACGTCTGTCAGAAAGTCCTCCATCTGCTTGTGGTCATATCTCTTGATGTCTTTGTATTTGGTGCGGTTGATCATGTATTTATCTTTGGCTCTTTTCATATTCTTCCACCTCTCTGATTGCTTCCTCTGGCCAGCAGACGAACGCTGCGGTTCCGCCTGCGGCCTGGATCATCCTGGCTGTCTGCTCCTGCAGCTTGGATCTGATTCCGACGACTGGACGCTTGACCTCAAATCCGAAGTAGTGACCGTCCTTTATGAACATGACGTCCGGGATGCCTGCCTGGCTGTATGCTCCCTGGGAGATCTTAGCCACGAAGGCGTCCGGATATCGTTTCTTCAGGGCTTCTTTGATTTTCGTCTGATAGTATCCTTCCTTCTTGATCAGCTTCCGAAGCTCAGCCAGCGCCTGCTTCTTAGTGCTTATCTGCTTTCTTTCCATGAAGGAGCGCATGAATTCGTTTTCGTCGAAGTTCTTTTCGTATTTCTCTAGCACGCTTCTTTTCCTCCTTTTCGGCCGTCATCTTTCTGATGGCCTCGATCTGCTCTCTGTCGTCTCTTTCTGTGTTCATGGCTGCCCTCCTGTTAGATAGGCTCTGCCTCTGCGAATTCTTCCGGATCCTGTGCTGCCGGTTCCGTTCCGAGGTAGATGTCTTCCGGTTTCTTGTTTCCGGTGTTGGTCTCCAGGTAGCTTGTGGCCATCTGGTCTGCCATGTGTGTGAATAATACCAGCGGGTATTTCTCTGCGGCCTGGCAGTATGTCTGGATGATATTGGCTTCACTCATTCCCATGTGCCATCTGATTGCGTATCGTTCCTCCATGGTCAGGTGGATAAACTCTGATGCCATCATGACTGATTTTTCTCCGTGGCCGTATGGGTTTCTGTCGTTGACCGCGTATACCGGGTACTGCTCCCACTTGTTATTGGCATCCTTGCGCCAGCGCATCTCTGTGGCGTAAAAGTTCACCTTGCAGAGGTCATGGATCAGCGCCACGATGATGATGGATTCCTGCGGGATGGAGTCTAATCTCATGCCTGCAGTCTGGAATTCCTGAACATCTCCGGTCGTGGTTCCAAGGCCAGCCAGGCAGTCGTAAACATTGAGCGAATGCTGTAGCAGTCCTCCTTCGTAGCTGGAGTGGAATCTGGTTGATGCCGGTGCTGTGAAGAAGTCGGTCTTCTCCAGGAAGTCGATGAGCTTCTCGATTCCTTCTCTCTTGGTGCTTCTTAATAATTCAATAAATCTTTCCTTGTTGGTCATCTGAATATTTCCTCCGTTTCTTTGTCTTTGAATGTGATTCTGTTCTCGATCGTCAGTCCGTATGCTCCGGCGATTGCTCTGATTGCTTTCATGGCTGCTCTGATGTCATACTCCCTGGTTGCCCGCTTCTTTGCTTTCGCAGCTTCCTTTTCTTCCCTGGATACGATTCCTACTGCCTGGTTGGCTGTCGGATCCGGATATCCTTCCGGGTTGTTTCCCTGGTAGTTCATTCCTGCATCACCTCTTTCAAATATTTTTTGAATCTCTCCGTGTCTTCCTTATGCTGCGCATCGATTCCTGCCTGGGTGGGCGGCATCATCAAAGTGAACGATGGCTCTGAAAAGGAAACCCACACGCCCGCTTCCGGGTGCCATGTCATGCCTGGCAGCAGGTCGCTTGTCACTTTTCCGTCCGGTTCCTGGTGGATGTGCTCCAGCCAGTATGGTGCGTATGTTTCATACTTGACTCGGTCTGTGTAATATCCGCAGGCCAGGTTCTCTGCTTTTGCCAGATTGAATTCTTCAAATACTGCACGCGTGATTTCCTTCTGGTGCCCTGCTGCCTTTTCCTCATCGATGATTTTCTGAATCTGATCGACCATGCTTTTGGCTTTCGCTCCGGTTAGATCCGGACCGGTTTTCAAAATTCCGAGCACGATGATGTGTTTCATGTAAATCTCAAATTGTGCACGGATTTCCTCTTTCAATTTTGCATAAGGCTTTTTATATTTGGTTTTCAGGAGTTCCAGCGGCACGTTTTCCCTGTTTTTACGCAGGGTTGCGATGTCCTGGTTCAGTTTTTTTAGGTCTAATTCCGTTGTAACCACTCCTTTCTGTAACCACTAAGCGTTTTTTGAAGTGGTTACGCTGCGAGCCCTGATTTTACGTGGGTTGTGCTGGGTGTAACCACTGTAACCACTTTTTTTAAATACATACCGTGTTTTTATAGAATTTTGCATGTGTTGCGCGTTTTTTGTGCATCGTGTGCAAAATTTCCCACGAAACAATAAATAAGTGGTTTTTAGTGGTTACAGTGGTTACAAAGCTCTAAAACCCGCGCCAGCTCTGCATTTCGGTGTAACCACTCGCGTAACCACTCGCGTAACCACTAATTTGAGTGGTTACACTTTGGGGATAAATTTTGCGCGATCTACTTAAATGGCAGCTCATCTTCCATGCCTTCCGGTATGCTCATGAATCCGTCTTTATCGGTCATCGATTCCTGGTGGTATTTTTCTTCTGCTTCATCTGCCATGGCCTCGATGTCATCTCCATCGGACTGGCTCTCTTTCCCGATATTGAATTCTATAAACCTGCATACCCTTCCATCAAATCGTTTCATGATGGAGTATCTCTTGGTGGAGTTTTCGCCGCCATCCTTGACCGTAATCAGTCCATTGTCTGCCATGTATTTGAGCGTCTTCCTTGGACTGTATCCTGCCTTGGTCAGCGCCTGGTTCAGTGTTGATGGGAAGATATACGCCACGTTTCCGGATTCGCTCATGGTGCCGAGGCATGTTCCGATGGCCTTCTCTCCGAAGTATGCCTTGTTGGAGATTACCCAGTCAGTGATAAACTGCACGGCGTTTTCGTTTACGTCTCCGGATGCTGCTGCGATCTGTTCCTGAAGGATGGACGCTGCCATCCTCTTGGCTCTATCCCAGGACTCCTGGTTGATTGTTATCTGTTTTTCATCGTCTTTCCCTTCTTCCTTTTTTGGATTCGCTTCTGGCTCCGGTGCATCCTGGCTATCAAAAAACCAGGTATCTATCATGGCATCGGCCAGGGCGACCGCGCTGATTCCGGCCACATGGCTTCCGCTCTTTCCCTTTGCTATGCTCATCACGTATCGCAGCATCTCATCGTATTTATCGCAGATGCTTTTCTCTGAAATCTTCAGGACGTGTTCGATGAATTCCGGGCCCGCCCATCCGAAGTTCTGCGTTGATTCCTGGTGCATGAGGCTGGCCTGTTCTTCTGTCTCAAATGGTCCGCCGTAGATTTCCAGCACACGGGTGCTGACGCCTGTCTGTGATGTATCTGTGGAGAGTGGTTCCTCGCCGGTTGCCATGGCTACGGTTCTCCATTGTCTCATTGTCTGCAGACCGCCGCCCTTTGCGCCTCTGATCTTTCCGGTACCGGATGCGATCATGTAGATTGTCTTCTCCAGTCCTTCCTGATTCTTTCCGGCCAGCTGTCTCTCATCGATGCCGAGTGGCAGGTCGCAGTAAAACGCAGCGGTTCGCTCCAGGCCGACCTGGGTGGCGTTAAAGTTTACCATGAGTCGTTCCGGATCTCCCCAAGCTGACAGTGCTGCTTTTAATCCGGCGGTCTTTCCTCCTTTACTGGATCCCCAGTTGTATACAAAGAATATTCTTTGCTTAATGATCCGCAGCAGGGGAGCTGCGAACGCTGCGGCCAGTATGAACCGGAACTTGTCGCGTTCTCGGTGCGGCTGCATGGTGTCTTTCCATTTATCAAAGGATCCGGTCTGGCAGTATGCCGCGGCCATTCCCTTCTGTGATGGATCGATGTCCAGAACGATGTCTTTGTCGTGTCCTGGGATGAATCGCTTCCCTGGCTGCCATCCGAAGCTGGACGTTGCATCTGCTTTCGTGATGATGTCGATGTTCTCTGCCTCCAGGGCAGACAAAAACCGGACGACTTGCTTTGCGTTTTCGCTTGTTACCGTGCATCCAAGGTCTGCCAGGACTGTGATACCTCTGGCTGTGAAGATCGTTGATCGTGGGTAGATTGCTCTGTGCCACTCATCGTCTCTCTTGAATGCGATCTCTATTTTTTCTTCTCCGGTTTCCAGGCTTCGGAGTCGCTGCGTCAGGATGATCGGTGTTCTGCAGACCATGACCGGTCCGTATGTCTTCTCATCGATGTGGCTGATTCCTTTGTCTGAATAGATCCAGCCTTCCGGCTGGCGAAGATTCACCGGTGCTCCCTTGATGGATTCCGGTATCACGTCTGGTTCCGTCAGGTCTATTTCTTCTGCCCGCTCCAGGAGTTTCTGGATCTTGGCTGCACCTTCTTCTTTTCCGAATTTGATGAAGACGTCACTCGGATCCTTGATTCCGCCCAGTGTGCTGCAGCTGAATTTGTAAACCTTGCCAATGAATCCACCGTCCCGGAGTCCCTGGATGACTTTCCGCATAAACGTTTCGCCGCCCTGGTCCGGTTCCTGGTGGATGTATAACTTTAAGTCCTGGAGCTGGTCGCTCATGTTCGACTTGAACATGGAGGCTCCCGGTACTCCGATGGTGCTGATTCCCATGTACCACATGCTCTGCGTGTCGGACTCTCCTTCGACCAGACAGGCGTATCCGCTCTGTCTCATCTGTGGGAGCCTCCATTCGCCATAAAGGCATATCTTTCCGCTGCTTCCGTATCTCCATCTGAATTCCTTACCTGCAAACCTCTTTCTGTAGGTTGCCTCGGTTCCGTCCTCCTTCAGGTACGGGATCTTCATGTATGTGGTCTGGTCTTTTCTTTCTTTGTCGTTGCTGATGTGGCATGTGTCCCGGAGGAATTCCACCGGGAGCCTTTTTTCGAAGGCGTACTGCTCCATTGAATAGCTCCGGCGGGATGCTGCAGGTTTTTCTTTTTCCGGCATCTCCACATGGTAGTCTTCCATGATTCGCTTGTATGCGTCCTTCGTGCTGATGCCATTCATCTTGGCCACAAAGTCCACGTAGTTGCCGCCGATGTCCTCGCTAAAGCAGTGCCATCTTCCTGTCTTCAGATCTACTGAGAAGCTGTTTTTTGAATCGTCATGGAACGGGCAGAGTCCTATCATATGATCTCCGGTAACCTGCGCCCTTTTGACGACGCTTCTGTATTCTCTTTCATAATCGACCAAGCGGTCGAGATCGACTTCTGCCGTGTTCATGGAGTTACCTCTTTTCTTTGCCTATGTATATGAACTGCGGCTCGATTCCCATCTTTGCCGCAGTAGCGATTTCAGTCTGCATTCCCTGACTGATCCATTCTTCTTCCGGACCTTCCTGTCTGATGATAACGATCATCTCATCGCATCGCTTCAGTGCTTCCAGGCCTGCTGCTATTCCGTAGTCGCGATCCTGTGGATCGTTGTCATCCAGGAACCTTGGCCAGTAAAGATGCGGCGCGATCGGTATGTTTCCTCTTTCGTGCACTTTCCGGCATGCTTCCACGGCGTCCCCGATGTGCTGCTGCAGTTCCACTTCGTTTTTTGCTCTGTATTTGCTGCAGACGTAGGTTGTCTTGGCGTGGATCGGCGCGAGGTTCTTATCTTTTCCTGCTGCGCACAGTCCGATGTATTGCCATGGGTGGTCCGGGCTCTCTCTGTAGATAGTTTCGTAGACGACCTCGCCTCCGATGATGTCTTCCGCGATGCGGTTTTGTGTAATCTCAAACTCCTGATCCAGGCATCCGTCAGCATATCCTTCCTGGCCGACGATCTCCCAGGCGAGTTCCTCTGTGATGATGTCTCCGTTCTTCAGGTATGCGGGATCCCTTCCGCACTGTATAAATTCCTTTAAGTTCTTAGCCATCGTTTACCTCCAATTCTGCAAGACGGCCGTGGTGACCGCCCTGCGCTGTGGCTTAGTCAAATGGCAGCTCTCCGTCCTGGATGTCGCCTGCCTGCATGAATCCGTCAGGGCCGACTTCCGGAGTTGCTTCCATTGGTGCTGCTTCCTTGTAGTCATCTGTTGTGATTGCTACGCTCTCATAACTCTGCTTCATTGCTTTGCGGAGCTCTGCGGTTGTCTTACAAAGAGCTTCCGGCAGCAGTCCTGTCTTTTCCAGTGTTACCTTGGAGTATTTGATTTTGTCCGCGTTCTCTACCACATTCAGCTTGAATGTCACGATCATGCGGCTGTATGGGATATGCTGTTGTCCCATGATTTTCTTCAGTGCTTTGTTCACGTCCTTGATAGATGTCGGCGGCACTGTCAGAAGATAAATGTCCGGGCGGTTGTCCATCATGATGTAAAGGCGGCGCATGTTCTTGCAGGCTTTGCCTTTTCCATCGGATCCGAACTGGTTATAAGGGCAGGTGTCGCAGGTGCGGATTTCTCCGGTTTCTCTGTTGACGCCCTGCTTTCCATCCATTGAGCTGCAGTCTGGGCTCTTATTGATATTGCCATCCTCTCCTGCTTCTCCGAATTTCTGCGCCCAGTAGGCGTTCATGCGATGCGTGAATATGATCACGCCGGTTACTTCCTTCATGACCTCCGGATCGTCCGGATCGTCTGTCTCGACCTCGAAGGCTTTTCCTCCGCCAGATGGGATCTTGATGTGCTTTGCATCGATGCCGCCATCATCGTCCAGGTCGTCGAGCTCATCTTCCAGCTCTGCTTTGAGCTCCTCATCCATCGCCTCCATGCCGGTTACGATCTTGAAGCTCTCCATCGTTGCGAGTTCGTTCTTTGCTACTGCCATGTCTTATTCCTCCTCATTCTCTGCATCCTGGGATGCTGCCGCTTTTACTACTTTGGATTTTTTGATGCTCTTTACACGGTATCGGTTTTCGATTCCGTCGTCGCATGTCTTAGTGATGAAGTATCCACTCTTGATGCCTTCAAAGACGCAGAGGATGTCCTCTGTATCGATTCTCAGAACGATTGTGTCACCCTGGCACATTGCTTTCCCTTCTGAATCGGATACCTCGATGCATGTTACCTCGTTAACTGTGAGCCCTGCCATTATTCAGCGTCCTCCTGTTCTTCCTCTGCTTCAGCTTCCGGATCCGCTTCTGCGTCCTCGAACTGTCCCTCCAGGTAATCTTCCACTGGGGTGGTGTAGTTGCTGACTTTTTCGTATAAGTCGTACATGATTCTGTCTGCCTGCGCTGCGAGCTTTGTCGCCTGGAGTACTAGGCCGGTTGCTGCATTCTTCAGGCTGCTGGCTGCTTCGACCGCCTTGGCATCATTCTCTGTTGGGAGGATGCGCAGGAAATCTTTCATGCTCTCATCTACCTTCTTCTGGTCGAGCTTCATGCCTGCATAAAATTCTGAAGCGATACCGTATCCGTCGTGGCGGTTCGATACCTTCGACTTGCTTGTTTCCTTGACCTGCTTGCAGGCAAATTCCAGGGCGATGTTTACGTTTTCCTCAAGCTCGCGCTCTGATTCGAGGCGACAATCAAATTCTAACTGTTCCATGGTTTATTCTCCTTTCGCTCTTTTGAGTGCTTTGTTGGTTGACTTGCGTCTGGTGATGTCGGTCATCTCGTAGCTGCTCACGACCTCATCCAGCTCCGGCGGCAGCTCTCCGTCGTTTTCTTCGGCGATTTCTTTCATCGCGCTCTGCAGGGATCCTGCATTGACGGTTTCTTTGATGAGCTCGCCGAGTCCCTGTTCTCTGAGTACCTTGAAGAAGTCCAGGCCTTTTTCCTGAAGCTGCGCATCTCCGCGCTTGCTGTACTTCACATTACTCTGGAGGCTGTAGACGTAGTCTCCGTATCCCTGTGACGGGATGTCTTCGTCGATCATCATTTCTGCGATCTCTGCCTTCAGCTTATCGATGGCTTTATTGTTGTCCTTGGTGTCTTTGGCCAGCTGATCCTTCTTGTCGAGAAGTTCCTTGTACTGGCCGAGCATTTCAGTGAGTTTCATGGTTGGTTCCTCCTACTTTCTATTTTGAGTCCGCACTCTGTGCAGGCTGCTTGCATTTTCTTCTGCCGGATCTCCTGTCTTGACATTGGTCTCCAGCATTCCTGTCCGCAGATCGGACATTTTACCAGGCTCCATTCCGGATGCCCTTTTGGGATATTTTTCTTCATCGGCATCAGCAGGATGCCTCCGGTTTCGTTTTGGCCTCGCGGCCAGATCTTAACTTCTGCCATTGCTTTTCTCCCTTCCGTAGAGTTTATATTTGATACTTGATTCTGACCGGTTCATCTTCTCTGCGATCTCTCTGATTGTGAATCCCTGCTTCCGGAACATCTTCATCTGGCTTACTTCGGTCTGCGTCCAGTTGTATTTGTGTGATATGTCATTCTTCCTTTTTTCTTTAAACCAGGGGTACTGCATGAACAGTGTGTCATCGGTTACTCTGGCCGCATTCCAATCTTCCGGATGTTCTTCCATGTATCTGATGATGTCCTGCTGCCGGTACATCACGTATGGCTTCTTCCTGACGCTTTTCAGTCCTTTGCGCTCCCAGTATTGGATCGTCCGGTTCTCAACTCCCAGGATCCGCGAGAGGGTGTTCCTGGTCAGCATGTCTGTGTTCGCCATGAATCCTCCGATACCGGTCCGCTGCCTTTTAAGAAAGACCGCATTTTCTGAGCGGTTCAGAATTCTTGCTACTGTGGCGAGCGGATATTTTTCTGTTAATTCTTCGAGCCGGATCAGTTCCTCCTGGCTCCATGCCCTTCCGCCCATCTGTATCTACCTCCTGCGCTGCTTCGGCATCTTACGTCTCATCGGCAGGCCGTGCATCTTGCGCCAGTTATTGCTTCGCGGCTTCGGTTTCAGGCTTTCTGCGAATCTCCGGAGCGCATATGTGGCGGCTGCTGCACTGAATCCAACCTGCGCCAGTGATGCGTGTGCTTCCAGTAAAGGATCCGGTTCCGGATGTTCTGGTTCGAAGCGCTTTTCGTATTCCTTTATTTGCTCCGCCTTGGCATCCAGCGCCGCAGCTATGCTGGATGCCACCTTCTCGTCCGCGGCCTTTGCCAGTCTGAATGCCTGAGCGATCTTGCGGCCGATTTCTTTTAATATCATGACCGAGCTCCTTTCGTGAAGCGATTGTTCGGCTCATATTTCAGCTCTATGGATCTCACTTCTCCATCGTCGTCTGTGTGAACCTTCATGTCCGTGAGGTTCAGTTCCTCTACGACGTCTTTCAGTGGCTTTGTGTATACGTCATTCAGTTTCATCTCTTTACCTCCTATTCAAAGTACGCGCGCCAGTCATCCACGACCGTCTTGGCCATATCTTCTTTTCTGGCCAGCGCCTTGCCGATCATCTCATCCACGGTTCCTTCGGTCTCCAGGTCGATGTATGTGCATGTGTTTCTCTGGCCGATTCGGTGGATCCTGGAGAGGCTCTGTTCGTATGTGGCGTAGTTGAAGTTCTTCGAATAGTAGACGCATGTATCTGCAGCTGTCAGGGTAACTCCGACGCCGAGGGTGTCGATCTGTCCGACGATGATCACGGTGTCCGGATCTTCCTGAAACTGTTTGATGATCGGTCCACGGTCTTCCTTCTTAATTGCTCCATAGATGGCCACCTGCTTCTTTCCTGTCTTCTGGAAGGTCTTGTCTATCATTTTCATGATGGCGGTTACTTCCGGAATGAATCTTGCGAAGATTACCAGTTTCTTTCCTGCGCCTAGTACGTAGTCCTCGATGATATCCTGGAGCGCATCCAGCTTCGCTGTGTTGACGAGCTCCGGCTTGTCACTGTCGTCTGTGACAAGAAATCCTCCGGCCAGCTGCTGCAGTCTCAGGAGCCTTGTCAGTACGGTCGTGGCCGTGATCTTGTCTCCGTTGGATAGTTCCGCATAGCTGCTTCGTTTGATCTGGTTGTATAGGTCTTTTTCCTTCTTGCCGAGTTGGACCTTCCTCTTGATGAACGTCTGCTCCGGCAGGTCGATTGCTTCTTCCTTCGTGATTCTGAATGCGATCGAGTGCTCTTTTCGGATCAGACCGTCCAGGTCCTTGTATCCGACGATCTGTTTTCGGTTGAAACCTCCCATGATCGCGTACCGGTTTCTGAATTTGTAGAAGTTCCGGCCGAAGATCGAAGCGTCCAGAAACCGGTACTGGCTCCAAATGTCAATTGCATCATTCTGCACCGGTGTTCCGGAGAGGATGAGCTTGTACCTTGCCTGGTCTCCTAGCTTATGTATTGCTTTGCTCTGCTCTGCATCGTGTGTCTTGATTCGCTGGCTCTCATCGCATATAATCAGGTCAGCGTCGTATTCCTGGAGCTTTTCAAATAGTCCATCTCTCCAGGTTGATTCGTAGTTGATCACGGCGACCTTGAGCGCTTTGAACGGGAACGCCCGCAGGTCTTCAATCATTCGGATTCTCTGCTGCTTCGTTCCCAGGAGCGCCTTGCAGGTAACTTTGAAGTCTGCGACCTCTGCGATCTCTTTTGGCCAGACCGACACGACGGACGTTGGTGCGATTACCAGGACTCTCTGGATCGCGCCTTTTTCATATGCGGCTCCTGCGATGGCGATCGCAGTTCTGGTCTTGCCGCATCCCATTTCAAATAAAAGACCGAAGCCCTTATTTGTGTTGGCTGCCATTTACTTTCCTCCTTCACTTATTTGCTACCGGCTCCAGCTCCTGGAACTCGGCGCCATCCATCAGCTCTCTGTCTTTCAGGATGTCTTTTCCGCTTATGCTTCTGATTCCCTGGTATTCGTAGTCCTCATTCTGCCCGCGGTTGTATCGTTTGTTATATTCCGGATTCTGCAGCCGCTCGTATTTTCCGCGCGTGGCCAGCGCTGTCCGGTTCAGCTTCTCTGCGATCAGTGTGAAATCGTAGCCTTCGTCTACCATGCGGCACAAGGTTTCCACCTCGTCCTCCGTCCATTTTCGGGGGGGCACCGCACAGGCTTCTTATTGATTCCAAGGTCTAGGATTCTGCGCTTGATGGCTCCTTCCGAATGTCTCAGCTCTGCTGCCAAGTCGCTGTATGTATATGTCCCTTTGCTGAGCAGGTACCGGAGCTTGTCGTCTTCCGTCTTCGTCCATGCTGCGTTGTGCTGGCCGTGAAGCTGCAGCTTTTTATAATCTGCCTTGCGCTTCACATCCACCCAGTCCGGTTCTGCTCCGAGACCGTATTTTTCAAACCGGGAGAAGTCCAGGATGCTCTTGTTATCCTCGGCCCATTTCCAGAATGCATCGATGTCGATCACCCTGAACCGGTTCTTCTTCACTACGTGCCATTTGACCGGCAGTCCGTACCGGATCAGCCTGTCGCTGGTGTAGCCGAGCATGTTCTTTCCGTAGATTGCAAGCATGAGCTGGTTCAGGGATATCCTTGTGTCTCCGGCCAGGTGTGCGCCGCATCCGAGCCGCTGCGCTCTGACGATGATTGCATTCTCCGATCGTCCGAGAGCCTTGGACAGTCCTTTGATGGAGACCGTGCCCCATTTATCCTGCAGGTAGGCTTCCTCTTTCTCGGTCCACTGCTTCTTTTTCCTGGGTGCATCAACGAGTTTTCTCATAGTCCAGGCACCTCGATTCTTTGAACGCGCGCGCCATCATCTGAGCTGTTTCACCTTCGTAGTTGCCGCACATTCCTTCGTTGTCAATATCCGCATAGACTCTCCTGAAGAAGTCATCAAATCTATTGTTTGCATAGTCTTTTGCGAATTCCTTTGGAATCTCTAACTGTATGATCATCGTCTCCTGCCTCCCTTCGTGCTCATGTGTGGGTAGTCGCGGTCTGCGTATGCTTCTCTGTCCCAGGAGAGCTTCTTTCCACACCAGTGACAGTGCGTGTGGCCGACCTGTGTTCTCTTGCCGCAAAGCGGGCAAGTATAAAGCCCTGCTGCACGTCTGACCGCCATTGCTGGCTGTTCGTACTTCTGGCTCATCTCTGATGCCTGAGCTGTTACTTTGCTGTAGTCTACGACGATGTCCGCTGCTTCTGTCAACGCATCCAGATCGTCGTTCCATGACTCTCCACCATATTCGTTCCTGGCGATCTCTTTGATTTTGCTCTTGGTGATCTCCAGCTGTTCGATGATTTCATCGTATGTCATAGTTGCCTCCTATTCTTCCTCGGTGTTTTCCTCATATTCGTCTTTTGATATGATTCGCACCTTTTCCTTCGGAACCTTGGCCATGCTGGCCATCGCCTCTAGCTGGCTGTTTGCGTATTTTTCAAAGTTAGCATTCTGCAGTCCTTCGATCGAGATCTCCACGATCGTGGCCGCGTATCCGGTGGTTCCTTCTCCTCCGTATAACCCTGAATCCTTTATCTCGAAGTAAATTCCGAGCGACATGCTTGCGTCTTTCATTTCAGTACCTCCTTCGGATCCGCGAGGCCGAACGTCAGGAGCGCCATGTTGGCTGCTCTTACCTGATGCTCGTAAAGGCTGCCCTGCACCGGGTATTTGACCAGGGCCTCCGGTTCCTTCTCGATTCGCATCTTATCTACGGCTCGCTGTGTTTCATCCAATCGCTGCCTGTAGCTTTCTATGGCCGGTGGCAGTCTCACGATCTTGGAGAGCTTGTCCAGCAGTTCCTTGCTGCAGTCTCCGATCATCATGTTTTTGCGCCGGTCGTACTTCATTGAGTTCCAGGATTTTATGATCGCCATCTGTGTGTTGTCCACTTCGATCAGCATGATCTTTCCATCCTTCATTGCTATCTTCAATCTTCGTTACCTCTTTTCTGCTTCCGATCTGAGCCAGGCACGCACTTGTGAAGCGCTGCTGGTACCCATCCGTCAGCTTGACTTCCATTCTGATTCCCATTGTCCTCACTCTTTCTCTGTGTAGAAGGCGTGTGCTCCGTGTGCGAATAACTTCTGCAGGCTCCTGCTATGCCAGGTGCTTTCGTCGCTGGCCTTTTCAAAGTAGAGGGCTCCTTGGCTTTCATCCCAGTGCTCTACTGTGATCAGCTCCATTGCCTTCATGCAGTCGGCATCCGGCTCCACCTTGTCATATCTGCCATTGCTCATCGGTGTAAATGCTCCGTCCTGCATGATCACTTCTTCGATCGTGTCCGGGAATCTTGCATCCCATACCCGGTTCAGAACCACCAGCATGACCAGCGCCTTGCCTTCGGTGTCCTCTGATTCAGCTTCGGCCATTGCGATCTTCTCTAGCAGGTAGGCGTCGTTTGCATCAAAGTCCATACTCTGAATCAGTCCCTGTCTGGTCTGGCTCTGATAAAGCTCCCACTCTGCCTCCTGATCTTTCTGGTACTGTTCCTGGTATGCTACGACCTGGTCATGCAGCTTCTGTGCTTCCTCCTGCTCCCGCTTATGGTATGCATCTCTTTCTCTGCACATCTGGTCGTACTCATCTGGTGTGTACCACTGACCGTTCTCTGCCTGGAATCTGTACTCATAGGTGGTTGGATCGGGGAGCGGGGCTGCTATCACCCATCCTGCTCCGATAACCATCAATGTTCCGATGCAGATGCCTGGCACTGCCTTCTTCAATCTTCGGATGATTCGTTTCCGGCGTCTTCCTCTCTTTATCGTTCTGTTGATCTTAGCTCTCATTGCTTTCCGGTGTTCATCCTCTGTCTGATACCTCTGCATCTTACTCACTTCCTTCTTACAAATTCTTTTATTTAGTACTTGACTTCCGGAGCTGTTTATATTGCTCTCTAGGCTTGGCTGGGCCCGGCAGTCTGTGACAGGTTCTCCATAAGGTTGAAGAAGAACCTGTCGCTGTTTGCTCCCTGAGTTTTGTGTGGGGTAGCCGTATAGCTGTTGCCTGCAGTGCGGTCTGTTTCATCGCCGCCATCCGGGTGTATTGCGCACCCACCAGTCCATGCTCCGGATGTTCTCTCTCCTGGTGTTCTCATCTGCCTCCTAGCCGCCATTGTTTTACTTGGGCTCACGCTATCTCTCCCAATTACGACGGTTGGCCGCAGGCTCCGGTTATCCGCCGAGCGGATTTATTGCATCGGCTCCGCCAGACCAGACAGTTTTTATTGAGGTGTCATGCTTCCTCTTGCTTCTTATTCAGTTGTGTGTTTATGCCAGCGCTGCTGCTTTGGCTGTATCGTCAATGGCTTTCTGTGCTTCCATTCCGGCCATGAATGAGTTTGTCATCATTATGACGAGGGTTTTTTTGTCATCCGGAACGTTCGCGAGGGCTGCTGCCATCTTCTCAGCGTCGCTGAGCTGCTCGGCTGTGTATCTTCTTTCCTTTGTCATACCGTTTCCTCCTTTCGTTTGGTGCGTTGTTTTGTTGTCTCTGCCGTTATTATATATTGCCATTAGCGTGTTTGTCAATATATTTTTGTTGTCTATGCGATATTTTGTTGACAACGCCGTGTTGATGCTTTATAATTCAAAACATAGGAGGTGAGAAAATTGAATATAGGAGATCGCTTGAAACGATTAAGAAAAGAGCTCGATCTTACGCAAGAGGCCTTTGCTTCCAGAATTGGTTCTGTTCAGAATACAATCACTGGATATGAAAGCGGGAGGCGCAATCCTTCAGCTCCAGTCATTTCTCTTATTTGTAGAGAATTTGATGTGAATGAAGAGTGGCTCCGAAACGGAACCGGTGAAATGTTCGCCCCTGAATCCAACGATGAGCTGGAAGCCCTGGCGAAAAAATACAATCTGTCTAATGCAGATCAGGTTCTTATAGAAAAATACGTGAACCTGAAAGCAGGCTCACGTGAGACAATCATCAATTTTATGATTGATGTGGTTGCTGCCCTTGATGGCGCAGCTGATCAGAACGACAAGGCATTCCCTGTTGGAGATATCTACGCAGGGATTCCTGATACACCAGGGGAGCTGGAGCGAAAGTTCCCGCCGCTGGAAAATCGGGAAGAAAAAGAAGGCGGGCTTGGGTAGTATGTACCCAGTCCTCCTGGCCCTTATCGTATCAATATGATCTGTGTTTTATTAGAAAAATCTAAATTATAATAAATGGTGCACGTGCACCGGTAGTAGATCGCGTAGATGTCTTTTCGTTTTAGAAAAATGTACTTTCTGCTCATCCGAACTCCCCCTTTGAATAAAGGACGGAGGGCTGGGCACATGCCGTTAATTATAATCAATTTTGCTCTGATAAAATACCGGTAAATAATGGAAGAGGAAGAGTGTAGAAATGAGCGTAAATTTTGGAGGATGGCCGTCTGGTATCCATTCAGATTTTGAGCAGGTCAAGAGAATTGAATCCGGGAAAAAATTAAAAAAGAAAATCGTCGCCCTGGATAAAGAGGGACAACGGATTGTGATTCAGGGCTCTGCTGCCGAACCTTATCAAGCTACACTGCAGGAGTGCACCTGCGCTGACTTTGCAATCAGACAGGCTCCTTGTAAACATATGTATTGTCTGGCTATGGAGCTTGGTCTCCTGGATGGACTTCCGGTCTATGATAAAAGATCGGCTTCCTATGATCCTGATTCTGAATTGAAGAGATATCGTTCTCTGTATGAAAGTGGTCAGATCAGTGCGGATGCATATGTGAAAGTCTGCAGCGCGCTTGCGAAATTGAAGAAATAAAAAACCGCCCGGTGCTACCAACACCAGGCGACTTGCTCTTCCTTGCGGAAGCTGTAAAATATAAGATATGTTTTGCATATATATTTTACAGCCGTTTCCGTAAATCCGCAAGGGTTTATTTTTTATACTCTTTTTTGGAGGTGAGGACGATGAGGTTCTTTTCGTACGGAAGAAAATCCGTATTTTCTGATAAATCAGATTCAATCGATAATCAGTTCCGGATGAACCGGGAATACTGCGAGTCGAAGTTCTCCGGTCAGGTGGATTCCTGGCAGCAGTTCTCTGATGAAGACTTCACTGGTGCGAATACGTCCCGGCCGGATCTGCAGCGCATGTTGTCTTTTATAAAGGGTGGCTTCTGCGATGTCCTGGTGGTCTATCAGCTGGATCGTCTTTCTAGGAACGTCCAGGACTTTGCGAATATCTACGCGCTCCTGGAGGAGCGTGGCGTGATGTTCATTTCTATCAAGGAAAATATCGACACCACGACGCCGATCGGGCGCGCCATGATGTATGTCACGGTGGTCTTTGCTCAAATGGAACGTGAAACCATCGCGGCCCGCGTTACGGATAATATGCTGGGCCTTGCTAAAAAGGGATACTGGACCGGCGGCAATCCTCCGGTTGGTTACGTCAGGAAGCATATTGTTGTGAATGGGAAGAAGCACTGCTCCATTGAGGTGGATCCGGACGGGGCTCGCTACGTGACGCAGATCTTCGATACCTTCCTAGCTTATAACTGCAGCCTGCAGGGAATGGAGACGCGATTCAAAAACCAGGGCATCCGGACGCAGGGCGGGAAGTTCTTTTCGACCACGCAGCTGCATAAAATGCTGACCATGCCATATTGTGTCGAAGCGACTCCAGAGGTCTACGACTTCTATGCCGCGAAGGGCTGCATCATGGACCCTGGCTCCCCTCGTGAAATGTGGGACGGATCTGCCGGTGTGATCATCTACGGCCGGTCGACCGAGAAAAACAAAAAGCACCAGCTGCAGCCGCCGGAGAAGTGGACCGTGTGTCTTGGAAAGCACAAGCCCTTCATGTCTGCCGAAAAATGGCTCGCGGTGCAGTCCCGGTTTACTCAGAACAAATGCATCAAGGACGCAAAGTGGCCGGTGCCTCTCCTGAAGGGCGTGCTCCGGTGCAAGTGCGGAAACTTGATGCAGGTCTCCAGAAGGAAAAAGGTTGACGGTACCTGTTCTTCCTGGTACTACTGCAGGAAGCGAATGAGACAGGGTGTGGACGCCTGCGACATGGGACAGATCAAATGCGATCTGCTTGATGAGGAAGTCCTGGAGCTGTTCCGTGGCATCGCTGCGGATCCTGCCTTGATTCAGAAATTCGTCAAAGCGGAAGCTCCGGCCGATGTTCCTGATCTGAAGGCTGCGCAGGCCCGTGTGGCTGCCTGTGAGCGTAAGATCGGCCGCCTGGCCGCATCGTTAGCTCTGGCCGAGGATTCCGCTGCATCAAAGTATATAATTGCGGAAATGGAACGCCTGGACGTTGAGCTGGGTGCTCTGAAGCGTGAAGCCTCGCTGGCAGAGATGGAAAGCCACCGGGCTGCTGCCAGTGCGAAGGATGCCAAGGCCACGGCGGCCGAAATCGCGAAACTGATTCATGGCCTGGATGGATTCGACGACAAAGAAAAAAACGCGATTGCTCGCGCTGTGATTCAGGAGTGTACTTGGAACGGGGAGCGGCTTCTTATTACGCTCTAA